TCACCGAAGCCTCACAATGCGCCCCGGCTTCACGATGGGCATATCTTCCTTAGACGCGAAGAACTCGCTGCTCTTGGTGATCACCACCTTGCCGTTTTGGGTTGGAGAGACCGACGTCGCCGGGACAAGTTTTCCTTCATAGACGAGAAAAACCTCCGCGTGCCAATTTAGCCGCAAAAGCCTGAATATCAGCTGATAGACCTTCATGTGATGCCCTCCAATTTATTTCTAGATTGGACCAATGATTGCCGACGATCAACTGAGGATGAGTTTGCAGCCCCACCTCCTTTTGAAGCCTCTCCCTTTCTCCAACTCGATTAGTTGGTCGAATAGATCCGGAGGCAAATCGTCTTCGCCTTTGCAAGAACCCCTTCATTAACAAAGGTGTCTCCACTAGCGCTTTCGGTCTTTCCGGGCTGGACCGTGTTGAGCATCGGGCTGGCGTTGAGAGCTGCCAGGGGCAGTTGCTCCCCATCGAATATCATGAAGTCGGCAGAGATGTGCATTGGCACATCGGAGCGGTTTGCTATCGCGTAACTGATCTCAAGGTTGCTTGCCCCACGTGCGATGAACGCCTTAGCCTCCCGAATTGAGAAGTTGTTGATCTTGACACTCCCCGTATCCGCCGAGGCATTCGAGAAATCCGCCACGGTCGTGCAAGTGAATGCTCCAAGTGAACCGCCTTTGTTTTCTTGCGCCACAGCCGATGAGCAAATCGTGACTGCGGCCAAGGCCATCCAGAACATCCGCACCATCAATCCCCCTTTAGCCCTCGATGATCAACTCTTTCGCATTCGTACCGATTCCCCCGCCCACCGAATAGGCCAATTCGACATGGTGAATTAGACAGCCGCTGAACAGGCTGCGGATTTCAGGAACATCGTTAATCGAGAGGACGAAACGCCCTTTCAGTTGCCGCAAGCGATTGGCCATGGCTTCGAACTGGTCTCGGCCGAAGAGGGATTTCCCATAATCATTCTCGTTGCCGAAATACGGTGGATCCAGGTAGAATAAAGTGCCCGGCCGATCGTAACGATCAATGAATTTCAACCAGTCAAGGTTCTCGATCACAACGCCTGCCAATCGCTCGTGTACATCCTCCAGGAGCGGAGCCAGCCGCGTGAGATTGAAGCGAGCACCGCCTGTCGTATTTACCCCGAAATTCTGTCCTGAGACTTTGCCGCCGAAGGCCAGCTTTTGCAGATAGATGAATCGCGCCGCCCGTTCGAGGTCGGTGAGTGTGGCGGGGTCGCAGGCCTTCAGCCGTTCAAATTCGCGTCGGCTTGTGACCTGGAACTTGAGGGTGTCCATAAATTGCGGATAGTGCCGCTGCAGAATGCGAAATAGGTTGATTACGTCTCCGTTGCGATCGTTGATTACCTCGCTTCTCGGCACCTTCGTGCGCCGGAAGAAAACACCGCCCATACCGACGAAAGGTTCCGCGTAGAGCTGATGCGGGATGGCGCCGATCGCCTTCACAAGGCGAGGAGCAAGTGATCTCTTGCCGCCTATCCAAGCGGCCGGCGGCTGTGTGTTGGGGACATCCCGCCACGCATTCTGATTCACCATTTCAAATATCTTTCGACTCAGTCACTGGAATCCCGCCCTGCAGGGTACGGGTGTGACGGTTATCGAGATTGGCTGTCGGACGGGTCGGGTCGCCAAACTAGGCCCGCCTTCGGGTGAATTGACACCCGGCATTCGTTGTACTCAGCAGTCAAACCCCGACGAACTTCGCCTTCTCCGAGGCCGGGACGAGGGCGACGGATTGAATGTTGTATTCCTTGTTGAAGTGCGTTCCGTCCGGTGTCGGCTGCTCGTAGACCAGAGATCCGGCCGGAACGATCGTTGAGAAATTCTCGACGCATGTGCAGACGTAAGGCCCAGTGCCAGCAATATCGACGACTAGGCGGCCGGAGAGCGTTGTTCCGGCGCCGGCGCTCAGATCAATGGTGTATTGCTGGCCGAGGCTCGGCATGAAATCCACGATGAGCTGCGTCGTCGGCGTCACGCCGTCGCCGGTCGATACCGCCACAGTGCCCTTGAGATGTTCGTTCCCTGGACGGTACTTCCCGCCTGCCGCCATGCGATAGAGATTGAAGTCGATCACATTATCAGTGGTGCCGCTGTTGCCGGCCAGGATCGCAGCATTCACCGCCGCCAGCGTGGCGCCCCATAGCACGGCAACCGACTGTCCCGCCTCGGTCTGATGCCTGTCGGTGGTAGTGGTGGTGGCGGGAATCGTCGCGCCGATGATCGGGATGGTGGGATCGCGTGTCCGGAGCCGCGTATTCAGATTGCGGATGGGCGTGAGCCACGTGGCGGACGCGGCGTTGTTGTCGTTGCGGCCCATCTGCTGAAGGTAATTGTTGTAAGGCCGTTTGCCATTCGGGTTCATGGCGGACAGTTCGTCGAGGCCTTGCCAGATCTTCATGGCGCTGGCCGCCAGCGTCTGCACGGCCTTGGCGCCGGGGCAACCGACATTGAAGAAGCCATAGCCCCAGCTATCGAAGAGGCGCGGGAAGAAGCCGTAATTTCCTCTCGCATCCGCAGACGCCGCCAGCTCCTGTCGGTCATTCAAGCTGTCTAGAACGCCACACACGACGGGCCGGCCGTCCCAGCGCTTCCACGCGATCAGGTCGGGACCATAGGCGAGGTTCTGGCCGGGCGGATTGGTATTCCAGTTCCCGATGACATTGTAGCCGAGCTGGAAGGCAGTAGAGGTCGGAGCATCAGCTGCCAATTGCGTCAAGACGGCATCAACGCTAGCGCCCTGCCATACCTTTTCGCCGCGATGGCGCTGGATGCGATATTGGCCGAGGACCGTTGCGCCGACCGGAACCGAATAGATCGGAACGAGGCCATAAACGCTGTTTGCCGGCAGCAGGATCGGCAGCTTGATATGCGCCCAAACGCCGGCGGCTCCAATCGCCACGGAACTGCCCGAAAGTCCCGAGAAGTCGCACGAAAACACCTGGCCGTTGTAGATCATCAGGACGGCATGGATGGTGATGGCGGCGCTAGCGAAGGTGGTTTCCTGCGGCGCAAGGCCGCCCTCGGTGTGTTGCGAGCCGGGAAAACGGAAGACGCCTTCATCGGTCGGCCAGAGCGTCCCGAACTTCAGCAGCGGAGCAAGGACATTAAGGCCCTCGGGCGCGACATAGAGGTTTGCCGGGGAGAAGCCGGACAGCGCCTTGTTTCGCGTCGAGCCAAGCATGTAGGGGCCGGGGTCACTCGGAAGCGGGCCGAACGCGGCTCCAGGCGTGACGATGCCGCGCGAAATCGGGCGATCGGAATAGCTGACCAGCGACGGCCGGCGGTTGGCAAGCTGCGCCATGACTATTCCTCCCAAACGATCGCCGCGACGGCCTCGGCCGAGGCTGCTGCAATGACCTGCGCGGCCAGCTGACCAAGCCTCGTCTGGCACTCAAGAATGTGCGCCTTGCCATCGGCGCCGGCGCTCTGGATCTCGGTTGCCGTGTGAGGACGGAACGCCCAGGCACCGCTTTCATCGGCGCACCAGAATGGCGTCGTCCAATCGGGCGCCTGTCCGGGCAAGAGCGAGTCCGTGACCGATCCCATCATGTTGATCTGATCGGTCTGCTTCGAGGGATAGAGGTGCTCGTTTCCGAGTGCCGAGGAGGAATAGCCACTGACGATCGCCTCGGCGCATGCAGCCGTCAGAACCGCGATCCGCGAAGCCTTCAGCGCCGCGACCTGGTCGGCGGCATTGACCAGGCGCCAGCCGTCGACGTCCTTCACCAGCTCGGCGTCGTAGCTGCACTCCACCTCCTGGCGGCCGGCTGCGGAAACGGCATACTTCCGGCCGTCGCCGCCGACGAAAAACACGTCGAGCGTGGCGACATCGATGACGGCCTCGCCATCCCAACCGAGCCGATCGGCCGGAAGAAAAGACAGAGCCGCATCGAAGGCAATAGCGTCTTCTGGCGCGACCAGGTCGCCCGACAGAATGCGCGTGATCAGGTCATTTTCAACGATAGCGTAGCTCATGCGGAAATCCCGATCAGATAGGGGCATGTGATGTAGTAGGAGGGTGAAGTGCCGGAGATGAGATAGTCGAAGCTGTATCGGCTCCGGCTGCTGATGCCGATGCCCTGAAGGCTGTCATACTCGGAAGTGACGTTCGAGCCTGTGGTATCGAGCGAGACCAATGCCTGCCGCGACCAGTCCAAGGTGATGGTGTCGGAGACCCAGCCCGCGCCGGTAGAGGAGAAGACCGGCGTCGTTCGCTGTGCGCTCGCCGTCAAGCGAGAAGCGTTCCTCAACGCCTTGACGGTCGGCACGTTGCCGGCGTCCGTCGTCACCCTTGCTATGATCAAGTCGTCATAGCCGCCGTCGAAGGCCACGTTGCCCTCGGCCAGGGCCGTGGGATTGTAACCGGCCGAGGACAGATCCTTCAGCGACAGGGTCTGCACTCCCGTCCCGACGTTGTAGGAAAGCCGAAGGTGATACGTCTTGCTCGCAGCCGTCGCGAAGGTGCGGGCGGCGAGGTTGAGATCCGACAGATCGACGGTCTTGAACTGCCGCCAGATCCATTTGAACGGTGTGACGACAACCTGGCCTGCGGACGGCGTAACGACCGCTTTGTTATCGGCCGTGAGGATGGTCGGATAAACGTTCAGATAGGTTGCAACGGCAGCATCGAGCGGCCCAGCAGCAAGTTTGACCGCCAGGACGTCTGCCAGCGTCTTCGGATTGATGATCTTGTTGAGAAGGACGCCGGCGATCGCCTCGGGCGTCGTCGCATATGGAAATGCCGCCTCGACGTCGGCGAAAAGAGCATCCAGCAGAATGTTGATCGCCTGGTAGAGCTGCGTCCAGTCGGCCTCGCTCGGAGACAATCCGGCCATGGTGCAAACCTTCATGATCTCTTCCTGGATCATGTTGGCCCAGAGCGCGGTTACCTCGGTCCCCTCGACGCCGCCGCCCAGGTTCTCGTCACGGAAGCCACGCCGGCCGCCGCCAATGTCTGTCGTTCCCGCACCGTTAATGCGATCCATTAGGCCTCTCCATAGGCAAAAGTGACTTGAGTGTGAGCAGGCTTTACGCGGCGGATATCGCACTCGATCGACGACAGCTGAAAGCTGCCGAGGCTCTGGCCGGCGCGGCCGCTGCCCACCTTGAAATTGACGATCGTGACGAGGCCCGGAACATGGACGCGGAAGACGAACTGGCATCCCTCCGCCCGCAGCGGCTGGCCGGCTCTCAAGCCGCCGGTACGCGACGGCCAGAATTCCTCGATCGTGATCGAGACGCCGAGCTTGGCGGCGAGCTGGACGAGATAGGGGATCGACTGCCCGCCCGTCGCGGTCCAGCGCTGATGCGCAAGCTTTTGCCGATCGGCGACGGAAAGCCCGTCGAGATCCCGGCCGCAGGGATCGGGACCGAGCACGCGCTCGAAATCGGCTAGGAAGTTGTTGGCAGCGCGCGGGTCGACCTCGACCATCATCGCTTCGGCGCCGGCCTCGATGTCGGCGATCGGCGTGGCGGCCGCCTCTAGAACGGCGTCCAGATTGCCGCCTCTCAAACCGAGACCAATACCGGTCGGGAGCTTGGAGATCAGGCTTTGAAGGATCGTTGAAACCAGGCGGGCCATCACGCGTCCTCGAAGGTGACGGGGCCGGCGACCGGGTATTCCGTCCGTTCAAGCGAGAAAGGTGCCGCCGGCAGATCCAGGTCATGGGCATATTCGCCAGCAGCGGCCGAGATTGCCTCGGAGATCCGCGACGGCTCGATCAGGGCGCCGATCGGGCTTGCGTTCTGCTCATCATCCTCATCGCCGATCGTCGCGACGAAGCGCTGCCAGGCGTCGATTACAGCGGCGCGGGTGAGAACCGTGTCGGGCCGCAGGCGGACGGTGATTGTCAGGGTGCGAAGGACGCCGGCCACGACGATGACACGCGCCGTCACCGGCCGAGTGCCGGTCTGGCTGCCGACGCCGCCGAGATAGTTCTGGATCACCTCGATCTCGGCCGAGGACGGCACGCGGGCGGTTCCGTCATCGTTCTTCATCAGAACCACGATGCCGACCGAACCCCGTCCTGCCCAATCCTCAATGACGCCGACCGCCTTGACGGATGCGACCTCACCAACCCAGGTCGGGTAATCGAAAGTGGCGCCGCCGTGTGGCGGCTGCCTGATGCGCTCCAGTGTCGCCGCCTGGATCTCGGCCGGCGTCTGTTCGTCGGCGCCGCCGGCAAAGGCCGTGGCAACCGTCGCCTTCGAGATCTCCGGAAAAGGCGTGACGACGGTGAGCTGGATGCCGTCTTCGAGATTGGCTGCCGTGCCGGCCGCGATTGCAGCGGCCGCCACAGTCACCGTCCCGCCGACGCCGATCGCGGCGACGGCAGTCGTCTCATAGATGACCGCGTTCGATGCGGAGAACTGCAGGCCGGAAGGCAGCGGCGTTCCGGCCAATCCCTCGACAAGGATACTGCCAACGGCCTTGATGGCGCCGCGCTGCTCAACACCCCAAATGCCGGCATGGCGAAGAATGAATTCCTCTTCGGCCGTGTCGGGAAAATACTGCTTTCCCCACCAGGCGAGATGGTCATGGGCCTCGCGAAGCTCCAGCGAGAAAGCGCGGCTTATCTGGGCGAGGACGCCGCGCGCCGATCGGACGGCGCGGGAGACGGCCGAGGCATCAGCGTCCGGACGCAGCCGCAGAATGCCGGCCTCAAGCGAACCGGCGATCTTGGCTGCGATGGTCTTTGCTGTCGGGATCGGCCAGGGCATGTCAGGCCTCCACGCGGCGGGAAAGCATTACGCTTTCGTCCTGGACCTGGACGCGGTAGCCGAGCAGGCCGGCGCGCAGCCATTCAACTTCGATCTCGGCGGGCTGGCCTGTCTCGGTTTTCGCCCAGGCGAGGCTTTCGCGCAGCCAGAATTCGCAGAGTTGGCGCGTCGTCTCGGTCTGCTTGGCGCGGTCAAGCAGCCATGCGCGGGTTCCGGTCATATCGCCGTAGGGATCGAGCGCATCGCCGGCGCAGCCGCGACGTTCGGAATAAGACGCCGGCGCCAGAAACTGAGAGCGGCCCTCCGGCAAGGGATCGTCGGACGCCGCGCGCCGATCGAGGCCGACAGACATGAGGATGGCGGGAATGGGAGTTTCGTCGATCGCTAAATCGAAATCGTCGCCGAGGACCAGGTCACAGCGGCGCGCTTCACTGTCGTATTTTAGAGCGAGATCGAGAAACATGGGCGCACACTATCGCGCGCGCGAGGCTTAGATCATGCCCGCCTCGGCGGGCATGTCATCAGTTTGACGGCACGTCGGTGTCGTCTCCGCCCGCTACAACGCCACCATGCTTGTGCGTCGAACCGATGTTCTTGCCATTGTGCTTGACGTGGCCGCCGGTGATATCGACGCCCTCGGCCGAGACCACGAATGTCACGCCGCCAATCTTGACGGAGACGGATTCGCCCGCCTGCAGCTCGATCGTGCCGCCATCCGAAATCGTCATCCTGTCGCCGTGCTGGCCGTAGAGGCCGACGTCGCCTTCGCCGAGCTTTCCAAGCCGCTTCGAAGGGTTGGCGACAGGCAACACGACCAGGTCGCCTTCGTCGGAACCAACGGCCAGAACAACCGCCAGGGCGCCGTCGCCGGGAACATGCGATGCGAAGCCGTAGGGCTGAAGGATCTCGACGTCGTCGCGCCAGACGCCCTCGGCCACTTCCACCGATGCCGTCTGTGTCTGCCCGTCATCCTTGATGTTCTTCAGCGTTGCGCGGCGGATCATGCCACGCATCTTGCCGGCGGTTTCATTGTCCATCAGAGCCCCTGCGCCGTCGTGTCGAGATTGCCGGATGAAGTCTTGCGCCGCGTGCGGTTCGTCCGGCGCTTACCAGTCGGTTCCGCATCAAACGCTTCAGGGCTCATCACCGTGAGATCAGTCTCATCGCCGCCCCCATCCGAGCGGTTGGTTACCCTGACGATCAGCATATCGCGCTCGATGCCCTGGTAGGCGTCGGAGACATAGGTCATCTCATTGACGCGCCAAAGCTGGCCGTTGACGTCGAAACCTTTGACGGTCTCGGTTACTTCCTCGCCCGCACCGCGCGCCGTGCGCATGCGCCAGTCGGCCTCATACTGGGCGGCCGTCACATCGGCCTTGCTGCGTGCCAGGTGGACGACTGGGCGATAGCGGGTGATCTCGTCATCCGTTGCGATGCCGGTCGCGGCCGTGCCCTTGCGCTCGGTCTCGGTCGCCCCGCTCGATGCCTGCCGATCGCCGGGAGATAGAGGCTCGGCCGTCTTGTCCAGCGCCGCAGATCCCGAGCGGGTCTTACCGGCCTTTTCGCCTTGTCCACGCACGTAGGTCTTCGAATAGCGATCCTGGTGACTGTAGCTGCCGGACGATCCGAGGACGTTGCCCGGCAATCGAAGATCCGCCGGCGCCCGCGTCTTGCCCGTCCGGGTGATGACGATATTGCCGACACCATCGGAGAGGATCAGCGCATGGCGTGATCGCGCGCCCTTCTCGATTGCGGAATGCGCGGTTTCGGCAAGGTCCAACCCGTAACGGGTGAATGGCTCGCCGGTGTCGATCTCGCTACGGACGCCGAGGCCGAACGGCTCGGCAATACGCTTGACCGCCTCTTCAAGCTTGACGTTGCGAAACTCAGATGGCCCATCGGTCAGGGCAGCGCAGTCGACCAAGTCGCCAGTCTTGTCGCGCCCCGAGATCTGGACGCTTGCAGAGTCGCGGATATCCGGCCGAACGGCCTCGATAAAGCCCTTCAGCACGACGACGCCGTAGATCAGAACCTCGCATGCCGGTCCTGGTCGAATGTCGGTAAGCGCCCCACCGCTGGCATAGTCGAAGGTCTTAAGCGAACGCTTGGTGTCGCGCAGCACGAAATTGAACGAGCCGGAAAAGTCCTTCAGATCGCGCGTGACCTCGGCGGATGTCCATTGATCGTAGACGACGCCGGCAACACGCAATGAAATGCCCGACTTCCTAGTCATCGCAGCACCTCGACGCCGCCTGCCGGCAGAGCCGAGGGATGGCGCGGCCGGTTCCTGGCGATGATGTCGCGATAGCCCGCCTCGATCAGCTGCGGCGTGTCGCCGAAGACATGCTGGGCGAGCAGCCAGGCGTCAAGCGGCCGATCGTTCCTGAAGATGATGACCGCCGGCAGCCGCCCGATCGTCTCATTGATATCGGCGATCAATGCCGCCTGCAGGTCGCGCGCCGCGCGTCGCAGCGTGGCGCTCTGGACGTCGAAAGCCGAGCCGGAAAATGTCTCAAGCGTATCGGTCAGCGTGTCGATCGCCACCGTCGCCCGTGTTCGGAAGGCCTGGGCTTCCTGCCGTGAAGCATAGTTCGCAAAGGTCGACTGGCTGGCGGTTGCGGCAAGAAACTGGGAAGCGGCCGACAGCAACAGTGCGCGATCGGCGTCGGCAGGCGCATCGGCGACCGCTCCGGCGAGCTGCTCAGCAAGGCTGAGGCCGAGATCCATCAGGGCAAGCGAGCTCACCTCTTCGTTGGCGGCTGCACTTGCGGCCGGAGAGACGGCCGGCGTCTCGGAATATTCGCTTACGATCGAAGCGGCTGACAGCACCAGGCTGTCCAGGGCGGACGGATCGGCAGGCGTGGTCGCGGCGATCACCGCCTTGATACGCGGCAGCGCCCTGGCCGATCCGGCCGGCGCAGTCACGGCCGCGGCTGTCGAGGTCAGGACACGGTAGGAGCGGGAAACCGCCTTGCTGCGCGTTGCCGACATGATCGAGGAGACGCCGGCGGCTAGAACCGTCGCTGCAGCCGAGACCGAGGCGATGGCATCGGATAGGCCGCTGATGCCGGCAAGGATCTGCGATGCGGACGCCTTGATCCGCTTGAAGGTCGCGGTGAAGCGGAGAACGCGCAGCTCCCGATCGGAGAAGTAGATCTGCGCCGGCTCCTCGACGATGACGGTCATCGGCCCAAGCCAAGGATGGATCAACGTTCCCGGCCCAGCCGTCTCGAAGGCCGCCTCAAGCGCTGCCGCCTGGGCGCGGTAGTCGTCGCCGACGATCAGGGCGCTGAGCGAGATGACGCCAGGCGCACGGCCGAAATCGTCATAGGCGGCGAGATCGACGCCGGGGAAGAGATACTCGACGACGCGGCGGCCGACGTCGCTCGACGCATCCGGCACATGAAAGGTGATGCCGCGAAAGCTGCCAGGCAGCAGGCCGGGAAGAACCCAGGAAATGCTATCGAGCTGCATTATGGTCTCCCGACAGAACGGCCGGTGTTTGCCTTCAGCGGCACTGCCGGATTGTCACTGGTGACACCCGTCACCTGTGCGGGACCGTCGACCTTGACGGTCACGGTTCCACCAACGACAGCCTTCGCCTGTGCCGGAGCAACGGCGCCTGCAGGACTATTGTTGTTGGCGGGCGCCTGAGGAAGCGGGTTCATCCAATCGAAATTCTGCAAATGATCGTCGGGATCTCCCGCCGTACCACCATTCGGCAGCTTGTCTCCGGGCGCGTAGCTGTTGCCCTGGAAGTACGACATGGCCGATTTCACGGCGTTAATCGCGCCTGCAAGTGCATTCCATGCCTCCACGACGCCGGTTGGCATCAACTTCTGCCAGTCGACGCCGGCGTTGACCTGCTCAGCAAGACCAGCGAGGCGATTGACGAACGTCTCGACATCCTTCAACACCTGCCCAAGAACTCGGAGGAGTTCCCCTGCAATGCTTCCTGCGAGGTCGCCAAGCCACTTCGGTAACCAGTCGAGTTTGCCCGCATCGAAGCCGATCATCTTGCCAATCGCAGTGGCAAGTCTGCCGAAACCGGAGGCGATGCCAGCAATTGAGTTGACCGTCCCGCCGAGTTGCTTGCCGATCTCGCCGAGGTGGGGGGCGAAGCCAGAGCCGAAGTCTCGCAACGCTTCCCAACCTGCCTTGATGCCGGCAAGGGCGAGATCGAGTGCCTTGAACGATGCCAGCTTGGCATTGTCGATCGACAGGCCCGACAGGTCGATGTCGAACTTAAGGCTCTTGCGGAAGCTGTCGAAGAACGGCTGAAGGTTGCGCAAGCCGCCCTGGACATCGCGCCAAGCCGTGTCAAAGCCGCGCCGGACCATCGGCGCATAGCGCGTGTAGATCTCGCGGCCGGCGTCGATGATCCTGCGGCCGCGTTCGCGCACGCCATCGGCGAGCTGGAAGAAGCCGGTCTTGGCCCGATCCCAGAGCCGTGTCAGGCGCGGGCCGAAGCTCGACCAGTTGCGATAGATGTAGACGGCGCCGGCGGCGATGGCTGCGAGCGCCAGGCCGACCGGCGAGATGAGCGCGGCGACGGCCGAGAGGCCGGTTGCGATGATGGGCAGGACAACGCCGAGTGCGCCGAGGGCGGCAACGACCATGACGCCGGCGCCGGCCCAGGCGAGGCTCTGTTTCACCATGCCGCCCGTCGAGGCGTCGAGGTCTCGAAGCCACTTCAAAGCCGTCATGAGACCGCTGTTAATGGGCGGCAACCAGGTGCCGAACGCCAAGCCGACTTCGCGCCAGGCCTGGGTTCCGATTTCGCCGAAGATGGTGAGCTGCGTATTCAGGCTCTGCATCTGCGTGTCGAAGTCGGCATCGCTCATCGCGCCGGTCGCCTCGGCCACCCGGTCGCGGATACGCTTGTATTCGTCGACGTTGGCAAGCATGGGGATCAGGAAGCCCATCACCTGCATGTCGGCGAACAAGCCGCCGAGCGCGCCGGCGCCGTGGATCGCCTCGAGCTGCGTTCGGACTTGCTCGAGCGCATCGGCACCCTTGAGGCCGCCGGCCTCTGCCTTCTTCATCAGGCCGTCGATTTCCTTGCTGGAGATCCCGGTCAGCGTCGAGATCTTCTGAATGACCGCCTCGATCGGGTTGATGCCCTTGGTGACGGCATCCTGCATGACGCCCTGGATATCGACGCCCATCTTCTCGAAGTTGCGCGCCGTCTCCGGCGCCGTGATCTTCGACAGGAAATTGTTGAGGTTGTTTGCCGCCTCGGCGGAATCGGACGTGCCCTTCTTGGCTATTTCCAGCATCGCGGCGAGCTGGGTCGCAGCCGTCCGGCCGGTGATGCCGAGCTTTGCCATCTGTCCGGTGAGCGTCGGAAAGTATTTCGCCATGTCCCTCAGCTCGAAGGACCCTTCCTTGCCGGCGACGATAAGGCCAGCCAGTGTCGCGTCGAGCTGATCGGCCGGCAGCTTCAGCGTCTGCAGGAGCGAGACCGCCACGCCGGCCATGTCGTCGAACTCGGCGTTTGCAGCCCTGGTGGCGCGGCCGATGCTCTTCAGGGAATTGTTGACGAGCTGCTCATCTAGGCCGGCTGCGATCATCTTGCCGGAGCCTTTGGCGATCGTGTCGGACGTCTGCCCGACCGATAGTGCCAGATCCTCAAAGCGGCCCTTCAGCTGATCGACCATAAGAAAGGCTTGCGCGCCCGTCTTGTTCGATGTTCCGGCAATGTCGAGGAGCTGCTGCTGGAAAGCTGCCGCCTCCTTCATCGGCTGCATGAAGGAGATGGCGGCAATCGCCGTGCCGACTAGGCCGATCTTCTTGGCCGTGTCGACGACGCCCTGGAGGCTCCTGCGAAGGCCGCGCAACGGCGACGACAGCAGATCCTTCAGTCGGACCAGAACGTCCAGCGTCATCGACCTTGCCATATCAGCCTCCCAGGGTTTTGGCGTATTCCCGCCATTCCATTACGCAGTTCCACCAGAAGGTGAGAGTTTCGGCGTCGAAGCCGTCAATCTCCGACGCCGAAAACGACGTGCTGTCGGCAAGAGCGCCGAACATCAGCCGCCAGTTTTGGGGCCATTGCTGACGAAAAAATTGATCACGCGGCCGGCCCGAGCAATGTCGGACAGGTCCATCTTGTCGTAGAGCGCGTTCATGATCGCCTGGTTGTTGCGGGTCGACCGGGCGAAGGAGACAGCAATCTGATGTTCGTCGCCGGCCGCAGCGATAGCGCGCTGATCCGCGCCATTGAGGCGATGGAAGATCAACTCGGCAAAGATGCGTTCCTTGATGGCCCCATCCTTCTTGGAGCGAAGGGTGACGCTGTAATTCAGGGGCAGCGTAATGGAGCCGTCAGTGTTGCGGACGGCATCCTCGGGCAGTCGATCGAGCGGGTTTGTGTCTTCGTCGATGACATCGCCATCCGGCTTGCCGCCGATCGCAGCCGGCCGATCGAGATCCACGACGGCATCCGACGTTCCGCCGGCATCCTCGTCGAGATCGATGGTCAGGGTGCTCGGCTTAGAGATAGCGGTGCTCATGCCAGGATCTCCTCAGGCTCGCCGCCGAACCACTTCAGCTCCATCTTGCCGCCTTCGCCGCCAGTGACTTCAGGGGTTTCCCCCAGGAAGGCATCGCCCCAAACGAAGGTCTGGCCGGTATCGCAGACCACCTGAAGCTCGTCTTCACCGGGGTCCAGGAGGTTGCCGAGGCGCTGACCGGCTTCGAGGTTGGTCACGGCCGTGATTTCGGAGGCGACGAACTCCTGTGCCCGGCCCACCTTCCGGCCATAGGTCACGGCGGTGTTCTGAATGCCGCCCCTTTTGAACTTGGCGCCCTTCTCGACAGGGATATTTCGTCCGCGCCAGACGATATCCACAATGCCCAATACCTGTGCCATGGTTGGGTTTTCTCCTTACACCTGGAATTCAAGGGAGCCGGCGAGCACCATCAGGTTGCCGACGATCTTGATCTGTTGACGGCTTTCGAGCCGGTTCTTGTCGTCGGATGACCGCTGGAAGACGCTGGCCTTCACGGTTGCCTGGACGTCCTCGATCCAAACCTTGTCGCCATAGAGCTTGCAGCGCGCGCCCCAGGAGGCATGCATGCGGCGCGGCGTGACGACGGCGCTGCCGGCATCCTCGTCATCATCGAAGCGGCTGGCGAAGGAAGCGCTGCTTTCGTCGTCGACCAGCTTGGAGCGCGGATACTGCAGCGAGACGTAGGCCGCCCAGTCGTAGCGGATCCGCGACAGGGTTTTCGGCGTCATGATGTCCAGCCAGGCGCGATCGAGGATGCCAAGACTAGAGGTCTTGTATGTCGTGATGATGCGCGAGATCACCGTCGAGCCGTCCGACAGGTGGTCGAAGGTGCAGATGCCCTTGTTCAAGAGCAGGTTCTGTTCGCTGTCGGTGAACTGATCGGCCGGCGCCGGCGCTTCGACACCGGGCACCACGAGCGAGCGCAGCTGCCGGGCCGGATCGTTCGTCAGGTGGAAGGCGCCGAGGGCCGCGACGGCGGCCGACAGAACCCATGGGCTGGTCGGTGAGCGATTAAGGCCCATGGCGGTCAGGTTCGGCGAGTTGGTGAGCATGCCGAAGGTGCCGAGGGCGCCATAGGTGCCGCGCTTGGCGACGTAGCCATGGACATCGAGCTTCGACGTCGCCTGGTAGCGGACGCGCAGCCACTCGGCGAAAGCGGCCATGTTCGTGGCATCCGCCCAGGGAATGACGACATCGGTGAACCAGGTGTTCGCCAGGACATCGAGGACCGTCTGCAGCGTCGGGTTGCCGGCGCCGTTCGCCATGTCGACGACTGTGATGGTCAGGCCGGATGGAACTGGAGACGCAGCCGCATCGACGCGCAGGTCGATGTCGTTGCCGACTTCGCCACCGTTGCGCGCCGTGCAGGTGACGACGCCAAGCGCCGAAGTCGCCGTGACGACGTTGGCGGTATCGGCATTGATGGCAGCGGCCAGCGCTGCCGCCATGACCGTGACCGTGTCTGCCGGGTTGGCCGTGAAGCGGACCGCCCGGCCGGCGATCTTGAACCGTAGGACTGTCGCCTGCGGAACGGCACCGGCAAATGTGATCGTGCCGGTCGCCTTGACCGCGCCGCCGTCGTCGGGCGCTGCCGTCACGAAGAGTGGCGACGTCTTGTTGGCGCTGCGGAATGCTGCGACCTGTTCGGCGCCGATCGAGCCGAGGCCGAAAAGCGCGATGCCTTCCTCGGCGCGGGTGACCTCGACGATCTGGCCGGGCTGCAGCGAGCCCGAAGCAAGCTTGTGGCCAACCAGCAGAACCTTGGTCGGATACGGCAGGACGCCGGAATTGGAATAGTTCGGCTTGACCTCAAGAAGGGTCGCCGGCTCAAGCCAATCATAGGGGATTTCGTTGAAGTCCATGGCTTACTTACTCTCCTTTGGTCCGGCGCGAGCGCGGCGGCGTTTCGGTTACGGTGGCGTCGGCTTCGACCAGGTCGCCGCAGGCGATGCGGCGGCGGACGAACAACGTGTCCGGCGCGTCCATGCCCTCGGCCGGCCACGGCGTGCCGTTCTCCTGGTCGACGGTCATGCCCTCGGCGGGCTTATAAAATCCAAGCATCTCCTACTCCTCGGGTAGTTCGGTTTCGTCGGTGGCGACGGTGGTTTCCGGATCTTCGGCGAAAGCCCAGGACACGCCGATCCGCTGGAGATTGTCGAGCGTCAGCAGCTGGAAGGCGGCCGGGCTGATCTGAAAGGCGACGTTGAAATCGATCTGGGCGATCACGACGTTGTCGTCGGTCCAGCCATCGGCGATCACGCTGTTAGCGCCGGTGACCGTGGCGATGCCGACGCCTGGGATCTCGGCTGCCTGCAGCAGCGCCACGGCAACGTCGGCCATGGCGTCGAGGCCGATACCGCGCTTGTCACCTTTGAAGCGGGTTTCAAGGCCGTTCGAAGCCTTAAAAACGAGAATGAGCCGCCAGAGCATGACGCCCTTCAGGATACGGCCGCTTGCCGGGTCGGGCTTCATGCCGGTCCACGCCAGGCCGATAAAGGGCGCCTGTTTAACGAGACGCTCGAATTCCTTGAGTGTCAGCGTCTGCGGCACGCGCTCGATGCTGAAATCCTTGGCCGGGAAGGCAAGCCGCAGCCGCTCGACGATCGGCGGTTCCATCTTGCGGATCGGTGCGTAGGCGAGATCCATCACCAGCCCCGCAACGTGTCGGAGGTCATGATGCGCAGCCGATCGGACATGCGCGGGCCGGAGTTGACGGCCGGGCCGGCAGGCTCTGCGGCGGGCACGTCGAGATTGACCAGTTCCTTGGCGATGTTCTCCAGCCAGGAAATGACGTCCTTGCGGGCCTTCGACATCTCCTCGCTCGGGTCCATGTTCTCGCCCTGGGCGAGGTCGTAGCGGGCAAGGATGCAGGTGGCGCGGACGATCTCCGCCGGCGCCGCCGCGATCGGCACGAAATAACGACCGCGGATATAGCCGTCGATCAGCGCTCCGGCGTCAGCGAGCGCGGTATTGACCTTGTCTTCGTCAACCGTCTCGGCCGTGCGGTCCTCCGGCCGGGAAAGCCGGATGATCTGCGTCTCACCGAAGCGGGCGATCATGTCGGAAACGGTTGCGTACATAGTGAAGTTGTCTCTCAGTTGTTGGGAAAAGTGCCGGCTTAAGGCCTCAAGTGCCGCTGTTCCCGCCGGCGCATTGCTGCGTCCTGGTCCGGTCGGAGGGCTTCGGATCTGCCCGGCTAAAGTTGCCGAACCGATCTCTCGCGGCGCTCCCGCTCTGGATGGTTCCCGAGGCGGCCTGGCCGGATTGCCAGGCCGCCCGGTTGGTCCGCCTTGGGGTGGTTATTTCTCGGCCGTCGCCTTCTTCTTGGCGTCGGCAAGCTGCTTTTCGAGAGTGGTGATTTTGTCGTTCGCGGCCACCAGGCTCTTGCCGGCCTTGTCCATCGCGTTGTCGTGCTCGGCCTTCAGCTGTGCCGTCTTCTCGATGACGGCATCCTTCACAGCGTTTGCGAAGCCCGCTTCCAGGCTGGCCTTGAGCGCATCGACCTGGCGCGCGACCTCGGTATCGACCGCCAACCGGAAATCGGTGTCCGTCTTTACGTTCTCGGCGGTCTCATCGACGACGCGCACGGTGAAGGCCGGATCGGCATCGAAGCGCTCAAGCTCGGTTTCGCTCCAGCGATCGGCGTCGTAGAACGCGCTGGCGGGATGCACGATGCCGTTGCGGCGCATGCCGGGCGAACTGCAAATGATCTGCACTTTCGTCATGTCTCTGTCCTTTCGGGTTTCGGGAAAGCGGCCACCCGACCGGCCGCTTTTCAGAAACCCGCCGCCGGCTGGGAGGAGGAGTGCCGGCGGCGGTTTCGGCGGGCGAGAGTGCCCACCGCTCTGGAGATCATCCGAGGTACGGGATAACGACGACTTCGGCAGTCTTGGCCCAGACGTTGCTGTCGCCGCCGTTCACCAGTTCGGCGTTGAGGATCTGGCGAGCGACGCCTTCGAGTGCCGGCGGAACGCAAAGCTTGGTCGGGCGAATGTTGATGATTTCGCCGCTGCGCTTGCGGATCGACTGCATCGCGGTGCGAGCCAAAGCGTAGTTTTCGGCGTTCAGCGTTGCCTTCGACTTGTAGGCGAGCTGCCAGAGGCCGAGGCCAGCGTTGCAGCGGCCGTCGACGCCCCAGACGAACTTGCCCTGGTAGAAGACGTTCGGATCGTCGGGGTTCTGCATCGCGGTCAGGACGAACTTCTTCCGGCTCTGGAAGACAAACGGCTTCATCGCCTGCGTGTCGTCGATCAGGTACCAGGCCGGGCCGGCGCCGTCTGTGAAGTTGACGACGGAGGCCGCGCCGCCATTTTCGTCATAGCCCGGATGGTCGGTGTCGAAGAAATACTGGCCGTCGTAGCACTTGACGGTGTCGGCCTTCTTCATCAGCGGGAACACGAGCTGGTCGGGAAACTCCGCCGCGTCCTGGCCGATCTGGCTGGCAACCGGCGTGAAGATGCCGATCTGGTCATCCTCGATCTGCGAGCGCTTGATCGAGATCGTCTTTTCGAATTCGCGGTTGCGGATGATGTAGGTCTGGGCCGATAGGTCATGGACGACGCGATCGCCGATCCATTCGCGCATGCCCGGCAGATCGTCGAGACGCGGATATTCGTTCATGGCGGTGGTCGAGGGCACCGTCATGGCGACGGTGTTGTAGAAGCTCTGCACCGAAGCGAACCGCATGTTGTAAGCGGTCGAAAGGCCGGTGTAGATGCCCCGAAGGGTATTCGAGTTGATATCCACGGTCGCTCCTTAGAGAGTTTTCAGCCAGACGCCGTCCGCGTCGATGGCGTCGATGGTGCCGATCTGAAGCAGCGCGCCGGCCGTCAGGGTGAAGGTGTCGTCGGCGCTCGCGTAGACGGCAGCGCCGATGTTGGCGACAACCGCACCGGCAAGCGGAATGATGCGAACATCCTTCTCGATCTTGACGTACTGGTCGCCGGTGGCGCCGGCCGTGTTGTCGATCCGCTCTTCGGCAAAACCGATGAGCTTGACCGCACTGCCATGGCCGGCCGGCACGGCTTCCTTGTTGGCGGTGATGCCAACGGCTGCGCCGCCGTAGATCAGGACGCCAGCGAGGACCGGGTAGCCGTAGGCGCGGCCTGGGCCGGGCTTCTTCTTCGCGCGAATGTCATTCGTCGCCGTCATGTCAGTTGCCCTTTCCGTGCAGCGCCTTCGCCGTTTCGGCGTAGGCCTTGGGGTCGACGCCCATCATCGCCATGACCTTGTCGTCTTCGGCGGTGAGCGCGCTGTCGTCAGCGCCGGGCTGCTTGCGGTTGCCGAGACCGCCGGCATTGAGCGACGGCATCAGCTTGATTTCGCTCTCGACCTCGGTCGGGTTCCTCATGTGGCGGGAGATCATATGATCGCGCAGCGCCGGAACGATCTTCCCTTCCTTGATGGCGCCGTCGATCGCGGTCGTTGCCTTGTCCTGGGCGGTGGACGTTGCCAGCGTCGTCAGCTGGGCCTGCATCGAGACGAGCTGCGTCTTCAGCTCGGCGTTCTCAGCATCGGTTGCCGACACCTTGCCGCGTGCCTGAATGGCGGTGACCAAAGCGTCCGGAGCGGTTTCCTTGGCGACGCCAGCCGCCTCGGCGATGCGCGACATCAGAGCGGCGTGTGCCGTCTGCGCGGTGTGAGATGCCGTGACAGCCGCCAGGACGGTGGCCTCATCGGCAGTCTCGGGAAGGCCGAGAGCCTTCCGCAACTGTTCAAGCATTGCAGTCTCCTGTTGAGAGTGAAGTGATTTGAGATCGGTGAGATTGGGATCGTTGGTCAGCGAGACGCGCAGCATCTTCGCGACCTTGAAAGGCTTGGCGGCGCTGTGCAGGAAGACCGGCGACAGGAAGCCGTAGTCCTTGACCTTACCCGACATCATGCGCTCGCCTTCCGGCGTCCACTCGACCCGACCATAAAGACCGTCGTCGCGCTTCTGCAGCTCGACGATCCAGCCGCGTGCCGGCGCCGGGTGACCTTGCTTGGCGGCAAGATCGGTGGAGTGGTTTTCATCGACGGCGAGCCGATGGCCTTCCTTGTTGAAGAGCGAGATCAGCGCGTCCATGTCAGGCGCGGCATAAGGCCCACGCCCATCGGCACCCTTGAATTCGCCGGCCGGCAGCAGATGAAGCCATGCCGGCGCGGTCGCGTCGGCATGGTTCAAGGCCCGGATAATGGAGTTGATCGCTTTTTCCATGGCACGAGATATGCCATGGCGCCGAGACCCATATCATGCCCGCCAAGGCGGGCATGTGCAGCTGATCTGCAATGAAGGGATGAGCTAGCGCCGGGTCGAGTACCGGTCAACGAAGTCGAAGACGATTTCCGCGATCGACGTCTCGTCGTCATCCGATATACCGAGGAAGGGACGATCGGGCAAGGTCACGCTGTCGGTGACGACCAACTGGCCGCCGATCCGGAAATAAAGGTGGCTGGCAGTCTTCGGCTTGATCTCGGCGCCGAACTGGTGCGCAGCCGCATAGATCGTGTTCGTTCCGACGCGAACCTCATCACTCGACGGCTGCGAACTGATGCTGTCGCGCAGCCGGCCGCTTTCGGTCAGGATTCGCGAATTGCGCTTGGTCGCGGCATAGGCGGGATTGAGCGGCGCCCAGGCCTGGCCGTCCGGATCGGTCTGGGTGACGAAGCGCATATGGGTCGATCCGACCAGCTCGACGCCGATCGCCGCCATGACCGGGCGGGTATCGCCCATGAGGTGCTGCAGCTGCTCGAAACCGCGTCGCAGCTCCTTGTCCATCACTTCGGCCGTGATCGAGAGTGCAGCGCCAGTCATGTTTGCCTTTCCGCCCGATCGGACTTATATCTTACTGGACGCGCCGAGCAGGAAGCGCACCCTTCAGGGTGAGTGGGATGGCATTTCCGGCCCCCCGGCGCGTCATTTCCCAAACCGCCGCTTGATCTCATTCGCATTCGTCCGTCGCAGCGAGACGAGATAGATTTCTTCGCGCTCGCCTTTTTTCACCACCTTGACCGCTGCCTGGTAGAGCTGCCCGTCAACCTCGCCGACGAAAGCCCAGCGGCCATTCGCGTCCTGGACCAGGCGCCCGGCCGAGGCGAGCTGGCGCGGGATGACGCCATAGGCCGCCGGCGACGCGATCTCATGCTTGACGTGGCTGCGGATAGTATCGGCCGACAGGCGCACTTCCGTCCCCACCTTGACGTCGAGCGCGGCAGCAATCTCTTTCGAGGCGGTCGCGACCGGCGTCCAGGAGCCGTCCGGCCACTTGCCGCGTAATGCCGAGGAAACGAAGGCGGCGACATTCGCCTGGTCTGCAGAGACCGCCTTCGGACCAGGTGCGGTCTTCTCCAGCCACGCCTGGCCGGGATTGTAAGCAAAGGACGGATCGACGCCGAGCGGCTGATCGGTTCCGAGCTGGTCGAGATCCGGAGCGCGATCGGGACCGGCTTTGCCCAGGCGACGAAGACGAGAGCGAGAAACCGGTGTGACGAAACAGCCGCAGCCAAAACCGTTCGGCGGATAGGCCGTCTTCCAGAATGGATCGTCGGCCGCCAGACAAAGCCCATCCCACGCCTTGTGCTGCAGGCGTGGATGGACGGCGCCGGAATGGTGATATTGCCAATTGGGAAAGGACGCCAGCGTATCCGGCTCGGTCATCTGAGCGTAGCGGCCGGCGGCGTAGGCGGTGCGCAGATTGGTTTCGAAGATCGTCTTCGTCCGCCAGCCGCGCTCGCCTCTGTAGCTCCAGCCGTGCGTCTTGACGATCTTGTCGAAGTCCTTCCGGAAGTCGTCGAGCGTGGTGCCCTGTTCGAGCGCCTTGGCTATCGCGTCCTTGAAGTCATCGACGATCGCCTTGGAGTTGGCGCCGGCGACCATGAACATCTTCGAATGCGCCCCGTCCCAGACGTCACGCCAACTCTCGGTCGGGGTGCTGACTTTCTGCCGGAGAAATGCTATAGCTTCGTCGAACGGCAGGTTGACCGCCGAAACCGTCTCCCCCTTCGCTCCCATCGCCTTCACGCTCGTTTTCAAAGCGGCTTCAAAGCCCATGGAAGCGTTTTTGATGGCTTGTGCGGTGCTCACCCGTTCGGAGTAGCCCGCGCGCGCCAGCGGCCCGCTATTCATCGTCACTCCTGAGGTCGTCGATCAGCGTGGCCTGGCCGGCTAGATGCGCCAGCGCCATGCCGCGCGCCATCGCTTCGGCAAGCGCATCCGGCTCCAGGTCGAGCTTGGCGATACGCTCGGCCGCGTCCCTCAAATCGGTGGCCTGCATCAGTGCTGTTTTGACCTGGTCGACCATGCCGCCGAGCGCGCCGGCGGCGTCGCGCTCAAGCCGGGCTGTCAATTCATCGACGACGATATCGTTGGAGGATTTCGCATGCACAGACCTGAAGAGATGATTGAAGGCGGAGTGAACGGTCTTCTCCGGTCTGTCCTTCTTCACCGGCAGCACGGCGGCGGGATCTGCACCAGGCACGGGTTCGGGCTTGCGGCCGCCGACCAGGATGGCGCCGGCCTTCGGCGCCGGGATGCCCATCCGATCGCGCAGATAGCTTTCCTCGGCTGTCAGGCCGTGCAGAGCTAGCTTATCGAACGCCTCGGCAAATTCGCCGAGCGGGACTTCGTCCGGGCGCCCGACGCGAACTTTCGGATAATGGTCCTGCGGCCCAAAATTAAAGGCGACGATGTTCGGGATAAGCTGCTCGTTGAGCGTCGATGAAATGCACCTGGCGTCGGCCCGCTCGATATCCTCCTGAACGAGGCGATGCTCTTTGCCGACCGCGTGACCGCCGGCGATGGCATCTGTCGTGGCCGTCTGGCCGAGCACGAGCTTGGAAACCTGCCGGTCATGCCAGTCAGCTCGGCGCTCGTACATATCCGTCGTGGTGCCCTTGGAGCCGACTTCCGTCAATTCGATCAGCATCTCACGGGGGATGATCGCGGCGCAGTCGCCGGCGATGCTGCTGACGGCACGCCATAGAACGTCCTTCTCCGCCTCGGTTGCGCCGCGTCCATATTTGCCGATCCGGATCGGCTGGCCGAAATTCTGGCAGAAGATCGCCCAATCCTTCACGGTGAAGGCTTTGAACATCCACGACCAACAGGCCACGCGGGCAATGCCAGCACGGATCGTCAGGCCGGACTTCTGCTTGTGGCGGTGGGTGATGAACTTATGCGACGGCAATTCTTCGCCGGCGACGCCCTCGCGCAACAGCACGGTCTCGCCATCGTTGTAATCGAAGGTGAACCAGCGCTGCGTCCGCCAGGTCAACTCACGCGGCAACATGTTGCCCAGGCGATATTGCCAATCGATTTCCATGACGGACACACCTTTGCCGATCGCGTCGAGCATGTCGAAAAGCGAGGCCTGCAGGATCTCGTCATCGAGCCAAGACTGGACCAGGGCGGCATGCTTCTGGTGTTCGGCACTGTCCGAAGCCGCCTTGACCGTGATCGGGAGCTGGGCGACCGATCGCTTCCGGGTACCGAGCACGCCGGCATAGTGAAGGTCGCGCTCCTCGATGTCCTCGGCGAGTTCGAAGTAAGGCTCCGGTTCGCCGTTGGCAGCCGCGCGAAGGATGCCGGCTAGCTTCACCGGTGTCATGCCGTCCGCCGGATGGCTGGAATAGGGATTGCGAACGCTCCCGATGCGTCCCTCGGCAACCTGCTCCATCAGCTCACGGCCGAGAACGACGCGGCCCAACCAGTCACGAAACGAAGCCATCAAAGCGATCCTCTCATATTCACATCGACCGATCGGCCGCGATCGTCGTCCCGCGCCGCCCTGCTCGGATGAACCTCCCGCGCCTTGCCACGGTCTCTTGCGGTCTCGTAGACGTAGGCGATGAAGTCCTGGGTGCTGGCAAACCAGGCAAGGGCGCCGGCCGGGGCCGTGTCGCCGTGCCGATCAAAGCCGTCGACACCCTTGCTCGAATGACCGTCCGGCACCTTGATGATGCCGTTCACATAGGCGAGCGCCTGGTGATCGGTCAGCACGTCGGCATCGAACGGGAGCAATACCGACTTGTCGGAGAAGGCCTCGATGTAGGCCGGCATGTTCAGGCCGTACCATTTCGCGGAAAGCATCACCTCGACGATGTTTTCGCCCCAGCGCTGGCGGGCCTTCTCGGCCAAATACTGACCGTTACCGCGTGCATCGAGCGCGCCGCCCATCAATCTTGGAAGGCCATCGCCGATGTAGAAGAGAATGTCGCGCTGCTGGTCGAACGGAATGTTTTTCAGCTCGACGACCAGGCGGGCGCGGCGCACGAGGTCGGCGCCGATCTCGAAGACGACAACCGCCGTCTTGTCGCCGCTGCGGGCAAAGTCTTCGCCGAAGCAATGCTCCCGCTCGGGATCAAGCGCCTTTAGAAGCGGCTTCAATATGCCTTCACAAAATTCTGACGCCTGCTCTTCGCGCTCGAAATCGTCGAGGTTCTTGAATTCATCCGGACGATCCCAGCGAATGACGGCGGGCAAGTCGCGCGACATGCAGCTCTCGATCAAAACGCGGGTCAAAGCCGAACCCTCGGCCTCGGCCGGGATGGCGTCCAGCTCCTGTTTCATCTTTGCGGTACGCGTGCCGTAGGCGCTGCGGATCTCCGCTTCCCAAGCGTCCTGCTTCTCCTGGGACCATTCGTCTGCCTTGATCAGGCATACGCGCTTGTAGAGACCGTTCTCGACAGCGTCGCCGAACGAATACTTGTGGATCTTGAAGCCGTTTTTCCCGGCCTCGGCTTCCTTGATCAGTTCGTTGAATGGGCTGCTGATGCCGTTGTGCGAGGAGATGATCCGGACCTTGCCGCCCCAGATCAGCAGAGCGCCGACCGCATCGACGACGCCACGAACATCACGATGAAACGCCGCTTCGTCGATGACGACGGTGCCCTGTAGACCGCGAATGTTTTCCGGGCGAGACGATAGAGCCTCGATGCGAAAACCGGATGCGAAGCGGATGATGTAGCTGGAGATCGCGTTGGTGGTGCCGTCTTCTCTCTGGTCGAAATAGATGCCGTCCTCGATCGTCAGCAGCTCTTTCGACACGGTTTTGGCGAAGTGGGCGGCATAGCCGATGAATTCGCGGCCCTTCGGCTTCGTGTCCGGAATGTAGAAGACGTTCTGCCCGCCAGCCGAACGTCGAGCAGCGGCGATCAGCGTGCAGTCCAGAGCCTCGGCAAAGGTGATGCCCGTGCGTCGGCCCTTGGCGCAGATCTTGAGGGTGCTTTCGTCGGCGATCCAATCCGACTGATGCGCCATGAGAACGCCTTCGGCCAACGGGTCGAGATCGTCGGGAATATCGCCGCCGCGCGGAAAGTCATCTGGCAGTTTTTCCGGATCACGCGACAGGACGGGCGGATCAATCCATTTGCCCTGCGGCAGGCCAGGAAGTGCTTCAGCCACGATGCACCTCCATCACCTGCAGGCCGGTGCCACGGCAGGCGCTGCAATCGGCCTTCAGGTCATAGCTGATCGTCGCGATCGAGCCATCCTTGCGCGTGGTGATACGCTTGATGCCGAGGCCAATGCCCCGGCATCGCGAACAAGCGGGTGATGTCGCGGCAATGTCCGACATCAAGCAGTTTCCTTTTTAGGACGGACACCAAGGAAGTCGCGGCGAGCGCGCGCGATCGCCTCCTTCGAGATGCCGGGTTCTTTCGAGAGAGTTTCCAGCGCCCGCTCTGCATTGGCCTTCATGTCGGCCTCGGCCTTCCGTGCCTTCTCCTCGGCTTCGAGCTTGAGACGACGGCTCGACGACGACGCCTGCGCAGCTGCGGCAGCGCGCAGCGCGTTCGCCAGCTCCATCGCGCCCTTCGGACTGATGCCCGCCTCACCCGACGACTGCAGCACTTCGAAGATCAGCGTCTTGATCGCCTCGGCCGCGATCAGCGTCAGATCGTCGGAGCCGGCCGCATCCATTCGTTGGGAGAGCGTCTCGGCGATGTCGCGTGTCTGCTCCAGGCGGCGCGATAGCATCGCCAGCCGGATAGAATAGCGGTTGAAGGCCGAAAACGACGGAATGTCGAAGGCAAGGCCCAGCTCGCCCTGCAGCGCGATCAGCTTCGTCTTGAACTCGGCGAAGATTTCGAGCTGGGTGCGATCGCGGTTGGCAAGCTCGTGCGCAGCCCAGTTAACGATCGGCTCGCATTCATCCGGCAACAGGTCGATAGCGGAGAGTTTCCCACGTCCTTTGGACATACTCAAATCCCCGGCCGAACGGGTGACGGACGCTTGATGCCATCAATGAAATGCTCACGCCGAAGGTGACGCCAGCCAGCCGGCGTGAGGGTCGCGATCTTGACCGTCCCTGCATTCAGGACGGTGATCGCGCCCATGTTCGCCATCCAATCGAGCTGCTGATGGATCCACGGCCGGTCCTGGTAGATCGCAAACCGGTTCAGCGCCGGCTCCATCATGCTCGACGACAGGCTTTCGTTTGGCTGCTCTGCCATTTCCTTCAGGAGGATCAGCCGGCCTTCCTCCCGTTGCATGTTGGCGTAGTCGATACCGAGGCTCATGCTGCGTTCCTTGCCTGTTCGATAAGAACATCCTGAAGGCGCTCTCCGATCGCCTGGATGGGTTTGAGGCGTTCGTCCATTGCGGAGAACCGGCCAGCAAGCGTCGCGTCCTGGGCATCCAGCCGGCCCATGATCTGCGCCATGGTCATTTCGATGCGATGCGTCGTGTCGCGATCGGGCAGATGCTTCATGTCGCTCTCCAGCATCTGGACGCGGCGATCGTGCTCGATCAGCTTCTTTTCGTTGGCGTCGGTCTTGCCCTCAAGCTTCGAGATTTTATCGGCGAGCTGCTTCTCCCCGGAGCTGAAGAAGCTCTTCACCAGGGCGACGGCGTTCGCGGTATTGAGAAAGAGGGAGACGTACAGGACGATATCTTTGAGATCCATTAGCGGTTCCTACGCATGCGCTGCTCGGAGCGCGTCTGGCATGCAATGCACCGGGTGGCGGAAGGCATCGCTTCACGCCGTGCCGGCTCGATTTCCTTTTCGCAGTCCTGGCAATCGGAACTGCCATCGCGTTCCAGGGCGGCTTGCAAACGGCGGATGCCGGCCTGCCGTTCCTTGGCCGCCAATTCTTCGGCCTGGTCGTAATTCAGCTCGATCGTCACGGCGCGGCTCCATTGGCCGCATCGATCGCGGCAACGGCTGCGGCCCGGCGCCGATCGCAAGACCTGATCTCAAAGCGATCGGTTGCGGACATCTCGAAAACCTGATCCTCGGGAGCTGTGTTCGTCGCCGGGTCCACGACGGGCTTCGGCGCGAGAACGCAGGGACGCCGTGTCTCTGGCGGCACGACGATCGGCGCCGGGGCCGGCATCAAAGTGACTTCCCGGCGCTCAGTCTGGGAGCAGGCCGACGCGATCACCGTTGAGACCACAAGCGTCACCCTTGCCGTCTCCCTTAGGAAGCTGCGCATTCTTCGTCCTCAAATCTGCAAGTGTCTGTTGGTCGGACCGGCTTTGCTCTGCCATGACCGCTTGGATTTTCACGACTGCGGCCGCCTGGTCGGCAGCCCGCTTGTTGGTGTCGGCGTTCGCCTTCTCGATCTTGGCTGTCCAATAGGCGTCGCGTTCGTCGCCCTTCAGCTTGACCGCGTCGTCGACCATTCCCCGGATTTCGCGAATACCGAGATACGCCGTGCCGAGGACCCCGATGACGAGGATCAAGGTGAGGATCAACCGGACCAGCGGCTTTGAAAACAAGGCGGTCACTGGACCTCCTCCTCTGCGTTTGCCGAGGTCGAGGCCATGATCGCGGCCGCGCGGAAATCTGCGGCACCGGAGAACCGGTGAACGCCGAGCATGGCGGCGATAAGCAGGAAGGTGCTAGGCGTGAGGATCGGCGCAAGCTGCACCGCCTCGGCCGAATGGTAGACAATGGCCGAGACCAGGATGAAAGCGTTCACTCCCCACGCAAACCAGAACGACGCCCAGATCTGGCGCCGCGATAGCGTGTAGCTCGGCTTCGACGACCGCTGATCAGGCCTCATTACGGGAGACCTCGCCGGTCGCGGCAGCCCGAACCCTACCGCCAACGGGCTGCTCGCCGGTCTTCGGCCAGCGGATGCCAACGCAGCGGCGCTTTTCGATAGGCGAGAATTTCACGCTGTTGCCCTGGTTGCCGCCGAGAACAATGTAATTCTCATCGTCCTCACCGGCGTAAAGGCCGACATGACCGCCGCCTGGTCGCTGGAAGACGAGGATGGCACCAAGTGCCGGCGCGGTCATGGGCTGGCCGAACTTTCCCCACTCCAGCGCGCCAAGGGGATTCGATGGCAATTTCTCCTGCGGCAGTGTCGTCGAAATCAGATTGCCGATGAACAGGCCGCACCAGGGCGTGTCGTCATTGGTGTAAAAGCTGGCGATCCATCCGCCGAGCCTCTTCGCCCAGCCGAGGATTGTCGGATTGGAGGCAGCGCCGGCGATCTCTTTCAGTCCCATGAAGCGCCGCGCTTCACGCATCCACACGGGCTCCGCTGGGGCGCGGGGCGCAGGGGTGACGACAACCGGAGCGCTGCTCGTGGTTCGGGCTGGGTCATAGCGCAGCGCCTCGACGGTGGCTTCATCCGCCTGTCCCGTTTCCGGCAAACACTCAGCATGCTGAAAGCGCTTCAGCGCCTCGATCGCGGCGCGGCCGTGGGCGTCATCGACGACGCCGGCATAGGCACCGTGCAGACGCAGGCGCTGGATAAGCCACTGATCAAAATTTGACATGAGGTCGCCCCTGTTTGATTAGCCGCGAAGCGGCTGAACATGGGGCGACAATAGCTGCGCGACCTGCCTCGTGGTCATGACCGCCAAGGCGGGCGGGACTAGAACATTTCGATTTGTCGGGGATCTTTTTTCAGTTTGCCGGTCGTGCTTGGCGATCGCCGGAAGAGCTTATCGATGCCGGTCTCAGTCAGACCCAGCCGGCGCGCAATCTTACCGTTGCTTTCCCCCAGCGCGCGATAGTGCTGGGCGCGAACCTCGCGGGCCAACGGCACCCTTATATAGCTGCCCGGAAAAAGTTTGGAAAGCCTAGCCGCATGATCGAGTCCGATATCGGTCGCAAGCTGCGATCCGTGCGGTTCGACGGGCACATAAAGCCGAATGCCGCCGTGGGCTTCGGTCAAGGCAATGAAGCCCTCGATGCCAAGCGCGTCGAGCAGTTCGCCGGTCAAGTCACTCATAGTTCGACAGATGCTTTACTTTGACCCGGACCATCGCCAAATTAGTCACAGGAAATGGGGCTGCAAAATGAGTCTTGGTAACGCTTTTCTCGTCGTTGGAGTTCTCAGTATTGTCGTGTTTTCGTGGCTGTTCCGTTACGAGGTCCAATCTAGCGACGGGGCTTATGCCATCCGCTATGACCGTTGGACTGGACAGACTGCAGCTTGCAACGCTGCGGCTTGCTATCCCTATAAACCTTGGCCGTAGGCTATTCAGTCCGCTCATGGCTTTGTTGCCTCAAGGTTTCGGATTTGCCTACCGAAGCCGTTCATGACGATCTGCCAGTCGGCGGCCGTCAGCTCCTGGAGCATTGACTTGCCCGTCAGCTTTGCGACTTCGCTGTCGAAGCCTTTGCGGACGATGAGGCCAGCGCCGGGCGTCAGGATCTTCCACTGCGCCCAGGCAACCTTTGCACCGTCAGCAGCGAGCCAGTCGTAACCGTTGGTGTTCCCGTAAGACACGCCAGCCTGTCGGGCTATCCAGCTTTTCAGTGCCTCGATCGAACGCTTGGCGTCTTCCGCGTAGACGAGGAAACGGGTGTGATCGATACCGGTCTGACGTTTCACAAATGCGATGAGCGCCTTGTCATCGCGATCGCGGACGATCCCGAGGTTCCAGGCGGCTATCCAGAGCGCCTGCAGCTTCTTGGCATATTTGCCCGTCAACTTCTGGCGACCGTCTATGCGGCGAGCTGTGGGAGTTTTCGTAAAGCCCTCATTGCGGAAAACCGTCAGCACCTTCTCGCGCTCGGCCTCTGTCATGTCCTTGGCGGAAGGCTTTCCAGTGATCCGTTCGAGCTTTGCGCGATAGGTGTCGTCGTCGAGGCCGAGCTTTTTCTTGGCGACATGGATAGCAGCGAGTGAGGAACTCATCGTGCTCCCCCCCGGCTTTCTGGCATCTTCGTGCCGTGCCATTGTTGCGCGCGGACTTCGAGCGGAGAATTTGGATGAAAAGCAATCGACAAAAGATCGCCCGGATGGTGGTGGTGCTCGCGATATTCGGCATTTCCTTGCCGGTCATTTTTGGAGAGGCACGACAAGTCGACGACCAACACGGCGGAGACGCCTGGCGAAACACGATCTATGATTTCCAGACCTTGGTCACCGGTGTTGCGGCAGTACTTGCAGCATATTTCGCCATCAATCAGTCGCGAGTGGTCGAAGCCAATAGCGAAAGACGACATCAGCAACTGATGGAATTGAGCCTTCGACCGGCGCGGTTGATGATCGACCGAACCGTCTTTCCGATGGTGGAATACATTGAGAATGCACTTGAGGATATCGAAGGCTGGCATCAACGCGTTGCCGGCGAATCCGGTGCATGGTTCGTCGCCCAGAATTTGTCCGACCTTAGGAAAATGGCAGCCAGTTGGCGGGAGACCGTCTATGACGAACAACTCGGTATCGCTGAAGCGTATTTCGATGGTCACATGGTCCACGCCCTGCGTCGCGCTCGGGAGGCAGCGGAGAGCATCCTCCTCAGCGTATCGAACTTGGAAATGCGGCTCTCCCCGTTCACTGGATATGTCGGCGAGCAAGAGCAAATAACAGCAGCGTTCCAACTGCCGGTCAAAGGTATCGAAACTCACCTGTGGACCTTGCTGGAGTTCCTGAGCAAATTTGATGACGGGCTCAGGAAGCTTGAAAGAGACTACTTGAAATCCGTCTAAACCTAGATCGCGCCTCATCTGTGTCATGACAGTTGCTTCTCCAGGCCTTCGGCAAACCGCGTTATATTCACCTTCGAAACGACCTCCTCGCCCGAAGGCGAGAAGGAGCGGACGAGAAAGAAAACGTCGCTGTCGATCGTCTGGACCTGGAAACCCAGTTGCTGGGCGATATCGGCGATCATCCGCTCGTAATCGTCAGCTGCATGTGCAAACCGGCGGGTCATGCAGCACCGGCCTTCGCCAGATCAATCGTGATAGCCTGCCAGCCATCAGCGATAGATGCGCGCTTATAGAAGCGAACGTATTCCTTCGAGCCGGTAATCCGCATCGCCTCGCGGATCGCGCGCATGGCGTCTTGCCAGCGCGGATCGTCGATATCGAGCCGCAGAAGCATGAAGATCTCCGACCTATTGACCTGCCCTTCCTTCTCGGTGTTGAAGGCCTTGGTAATGACGGCGCGGATCTCCGGCCGACTGTCGGCCGACCACTCCATGAGGCATTCGTCGAGCAGTTTCTTGGCGACCTGCAGCTGCGGGCCAAAGTCGACGAAGTCAGAGATCTGGACCTGCACTTTCATGAGACCATCAAAGGTCTGGTAGGTGCGATTGCCCTTGGCGCCGCCGATCTTGGCGCCGTACTCCTGGGCGAGGAGCGCGTCCAGGTCGCCAAGGTCTGTCATGGTGTGGCCCCTAAACCGCGCGATCTGGGCCGACAGCTCCTCGGCAAATGCGGTTATCTTCCGGACCATTTCATCTTCCAGCTTGTGTTCCGCCTTCACGTTTTCAAGCGGCACAAGATTGCCTTTGGCGTCATGCATGTAAGAGCGGCCATTGACGGGGATGATACCGGCCGCAGCCTCGGTTGCGCTCGGCTGCTCGATCAGAACTGCTTCCATTTACCTGTTCCTTTGTTTGACGGCGGTGGCTCGCAGGTTGCGGACAGCTTTCATGAGCTGCCGGTGCGCACCTGGTTCTCCGACCGTGTGTGTGACTGTTTCGAGATGGCCGAGCGCGCTCACGACGCGATCGACCGCGGTTCGAATGGTCTCAGCCGGCGGACGGCGTTTGACCGACGGAGCAGAGGCCGATTCCTTCACGCTCGACCGCCTCCCGCAGGCGTATGCGCCGGGAAGGCGACAACGTTGGCGCCGACAACCGCCAGGCCGTGCTGACGGCCGCCCGAGAGGCGCTCCCGCCGCTCCAAGATGCGCTTTTCTTCCTCGATCTCCTCGGCAAGAGAAATCGCAGTGTTGAGGCGGCGGACGAGGTTTCCGACATCCTCGCTGGTGAAGAACTTCCCGCCGTGGACGTGCGGCTTCAGTTCTTCGCGAATATCAACAAGGTAGCCCGATACGAGTTCTGCGCAGCTCATGACTTCCTCCCGAAATCTGGCCTGATGACATTGCCCTCGTTGTTCAAAACGAAGGAGGCAGCGGCCTCCTTCGCGAGCTGCTCGATGACCTCGCGCCCGAGCCTCCCGGCTTCGGAAAGCCGGTAAATCTGAACCTCCCGTTCGAGACTTTCAGCGAGCTTGCCGAGGAGCTTGAGAACCTTACGGAACTCAATGACATCGGGATCGCGCGACCGGACTGGCGAGAACAGCTGGTCGAAGCCTTCTGCCGCATGCGCAATTTCGGCGCTGAGATTAAGGGCGCTGCTCATCCCAAATCCTCCACGTCCCGGTTCTTCCAGGCGTCCTGGATATCCTTGACGTTGACGGGCCGATCCTCGCCAAGCGCGATCATGCTGGCGAGCTTCATGGTCTTGTCGATCTGGCCGAGCGCGCCGCCCTTCATGCCGATGCCGGTCAGAAGGCGATTGGTGTCACGATCGGTCACGCCCCAAGCGTCGATGAAGGCCGCGATATCTTCCATGTAGGGCTTCTGGCGCTTCAGATGCTTGCCTACGCGCCGCTTGAGCTGAGCATAAGAGCGTCCGCTGGATTGCTTGAGAAAGCGGGAATAGACTTCCTCGTTGCCGACCAAGGCGATGCCGCACTGGTAGATGTCCGAGAAATGGCGCAGCTGGTTGATTGCGTCGTCGACAAGGTTCTGCGCCTCATCCACCACCAGCAGCGAGCCACCGCCGATGCGCTGCAGCCGCCCCCCGATCGCTCGGGTGAGCTTGGCCGGATTGTTCTCGTGAACTTCCAGCTCCGCCGCTAGTTCGACCAGCATGCCATGAACGGTCTTTGTGTGAGGGCTGATCGTGGCATGATAGACATGCGGATGCGTGGCCTTGTAGTGCTTGACCGTCGCCGTTTTGCTGTTGCCGGCGCAGACCGTAATCATCACGAGGTCGGCTGTCATTTGTGCCCACTGAAGGGTTTGGGCAATCTCGCCCGAGATCCGCAATTTGACGAAAGCGGGAGACGTTGGGATGGCGGGCATTGCTGCGGCTTCGAGAACAGCCTCGATCCATTGCCGCATCTGCCGGTTCATGTTCTCCAGACGGCCGGGATAGCTGCCGGAAAACCACTGGCTGAAGGTGCTTTCCTTCATGCCGCTGCGGCGCGAGACTTCCGCCTTGGTCCAAGAGTTGGCGATCGCGATCTCCGCCACCTGTTCGCGGATCAGGCGCCAATCGTCGATTTCATCGCTGTGTTTGGCAACGAAAGCGACGTCGGGTTCGGGTTGTTCCCACCCACTAAAACGACTTGTGTCGATGTGCTTGTTCATACTAAGGTTCCTTTGGGTCGCTTCGATAAGAAGCGGATTTGTTGGGCGGGATTTTTTCCCGCCCTATTTTTTTGTGGGAACCGGACTGGATACATTTCGGCTCTGCTATCGCGGTCGGACGCACTACTTTCCCGACCGATCCCCTTTCGGGAATTCAATGACCGCGCGCTCGCCAGCCACTCGGGACAAGGCGCGGGAAAAACTGTCTTCAAAGGTGTTGTCGTCGGCCGCCAGCGGCTGCTTGAGCGCAAGATTGCCAGTGACCAGACGCGTGACCTTCGGGCGAATTGGCTCGGGTGCCGGCTGGCGTGTCTGTTGGCCCTTTGTGAGAATGTCGGCCAGCTCGCCAGCAGTCAGCGCGGCATGCGCCGATTTCTCGGCAGCTACGGCCTTCTGGTAATCGCGGCGCTTGCGGGCGTGCTGGCGCGCAGCCTCCTGATCGTCGAAACCAGCGTCAGCGATGCAAGGCGCGTCGCAGATCAGCGAGTTTTTCAGATCATAGACGCGGATAGCGCCGTGCAAGTTGTCCGGGTCGAAACGGATCGTGACTTTTTGGCCGGCATACTGGTTCAGCTCGCGAGCCCAATAGCGGTTGCCATGGTAGTGGATCTCGCCGCTGCCTTTCTGGGCGCGGATAGCCTCCGAAGCCAAGAGCCAAAGCGAACGCTGCGCGGCAGTCGGCCAACGAACGATCGTGCCGGGATGAGCGATGCTCTCCTCAAAGGTTGCATCGAAGCTGCGTCCCTTACACGTTTGCGCTTTGCGGCCGGTGCGAGCGTTATGTTCTGCGATTTCCCGCGCGACATGCTCCCGGAGAGCTTCCAACGGCACCGCCCGCGAGCCGTAATTCTCGGGCTTGGCTGCCGGTGTGTTGCCAGTGTATGCGCCTGCGCAGAATGGGTGTTTCGAGATATTCTCCGCGAGATCGCCCCAAGCGCGTTCGATCGGCTTCGATTGACCGGAATAAGGGTTCGTCCAGCGCGGCTCGATCCCCAGCGTGACCAGGAGGCCTTCGGGATCTTCGTCGCGAACCTTGAAGCGATAACGCGTGGCAGCGCCGCCTGAAATCCACTTCGATGCGAAGGACCGGCCGTTGTCGAGATAGATGCGATCGGGAATGCCGAAACGCTCGACCATGTCGCCGATGACGAGGCGCACGGTTTCTTTATTTTCGCTGTCGGAAATCCGCCAAGCGAGCACCTTGCCCGAATAGAGGTCCTGGATGCCGAGGAGGAAGACGCGAACCGGTTGCTCTGACCAGGGAACGCGGACGAAGATATCGAGCTTGTGGCCATCCATGTTGACCATCTGCATCGCGTGGAGGTGCGATCGGGTGCGGCGCTGGGCCGGATAGAGACCCTTGGCGGTCTCCCTGCCCTTCCGCGCGAGCTTCTGCACGGCTTCGGACACTTCGGCATCGAGACGGCGGCGGAACGACCGCTCATGCGGGATCGGACTCCAGCCCTCTTTTTGGGCCGCGACCTGTAGACGACGATAGCAGGCGGAGAATTTGGGCGCCTCGGGACGCAGATAGTCTGACTTGATGTATTCCCAGGCCTTCGGATGGCACTCTGAGCGAGCACGCTCTGCTTTGTAGCTCGGCGCCAGCGCAGCGAGCCAGTCTTGCCGATCGATGCCACTGACCATCTCCCGCCACTGATAGAGAGCGGACTTTTCGACCCCACCTTTACGGCAGGCCATCATGATCGCAGCCTTCGCCGACAATCCGCCGCGCTCCAGTTCATCGGCCATTTGAATGACCTTCAAACGCTGTTCGCAGATGGCTTTATGCTGGCTCGAAAGAGCATCATAGCGCCGCCACAGATCGCGTTTTTGCTCAGCCTTCACGTCCTTGTCGTCATTGGCGGGCGCGGAATGAACGATCAGGAGCCGAGTTTGCGCAGCCTGCGGCAGCAGCGAATAATGGTATTCCCACACCGGCTTGGTCTTTCCGGCAGCGAGACGAGCCCGGCGGCTGTCGCCGCGCCAGTTCTCGCTGGCGAAGCGGTTCAGCTTCGAAGGGTCGCGAGGCACTTCGGGTAGGTTTGCCGCGACCAATTCAGCGATGGTGTAAAACTGCTTCAAGCTAGGCCTCTTAGCGCCAGAACAATGCCGGTGAGAGCTGCGATTGTGAGGGCGGCCATCACGGCCGCGCCCTCCGCTTGATGATGATCGGGGTCGACCGCAGAGCCTTCAATTCGAGCGCTAAGGCGCGCTGCTCTTGCTGGAGCCTTGCGATCTCCGCGAGGCGGGCCTCGTCGCCTTCGAGCATGGTCAGTCCATCCTCGGACACGATCCAATCCCAGAGCCAGAGGGCGCCGGTCGCGCGGATGAAGGCCTTGAAGCGAACCAGACTGATGTCATGCGTGTTCTTGCTTTCAGCGGTGTAGGCGTCGAGGGTGGCTTTGGAGAGGTTCGGCAAGCCGAGGTATTGCGCCATGCGCGCGGCTATGACTTCGCGACCATGCGGGCACTCTCGGATAGCCTGCGCCATGGCCCGTTTCAGCTTGGAACGAAATCGCTCGATGTCGATCGAGGCGGTCGCATGACGTACTGGAAAAAGAGGCTCCAGGAAGAAATCGAGCTGGGCCGGATGCTTATTCATCACGAGCCTCACTGCGAATTTGGACCATCAATGCATCGCCGCCTTCGCCGAGGCCGATGTGCTCAAGGAATTGGGTGCGGGTTTCTTCGCTGGCATCTTCCCAAGCCGTCACCAGGCGGGAAAGCAAAGTTGCCTGCTCCACCTGTTTTTTGGAAAGCGGCGGCGCCGGCTCGACAAGTGCGAGCGCCTTCTTGAAGTCCGGCTCGGCGCGAAATGCAACGGCGGTCTGGCGCTGCTTCTGCGGCTCCATCTTGGCGATCTTCAGCAGCACCGATTGATTATCGGCGGTGGGAGTGCCACGTACCGCCGAGCGAACATCTGGATGGAGGTTCTGCGCAATCTGACTAAGCCTTTTGACCGCCGCGACAGACAGCCCCATCCGATCGGCGACGTGGCGGGTAAATCCGCCGCCAGCGTCCGCCTCGTCGGCGATTAATTGGATCAAGTTGATCCTATTTCCGGGGCGGCCAGCAGCGATTTTGCCGTGTTTCTGCTCCCAGATATCGCGGTAGGCCTGGACGAAAACAGCGCGGTCGATAACAGAAAGCTCGTTTCGGAAGAGGTTCTCGGTGATCTCAATGAGCTGAGCCTCGGCTTTGTCGCCTTCGACAATCGTAGCGTCGATCTCGCTCTCTTCGTTGATCTGCTCGGCCCGGATGCGATGAGCACCGGCGACCAATGTGTATTTTCCACCTTTGGCATTGGGAGTAACCCGAACGGTGATCGGGTTGATGAGACCGTGCTCGACGATGCTCTGCGCAATGGCGAGGGCATGCTCTTCTTCGACCGCGCGGAGGCGCTCCGGAATGACGATCTCGGATATCGGAATGCGTTTGAACTCGGCCATTATGCGGCGTCTTCTTCTGTTGCGGTTTGAAACGAGATGAGGGAACGGGCGCGCCGGGCCATGGTCCGGTAGTGAGCTTCGAAACGAAGGCTCTCCAGGCGAGCGTTGACTGTCCGAATTGCGCGGTTGATCGCTTCACGCGACCGGTCCTCGACCTCGACGACGCGCCGTTTCGGCCACTTCAACTCGACGACCATCAGATGCATGACCACCTGGCGGGCAAGAGCGGCATCAAACCACTCGTGTGGTGGGTCGACGATCTCGCGAACGGCAAGGTGAGGAAAGCCCTCGCGGACTGCAGCAAAGCAGGCATGCAGATGCGCTTCGTAGAGCGCCTTCTGATCAAAAGCGTTGATCATCCGGCCACCTGTATGACTAAGGCGGTCACGGCCGCGACGAGGCCGGCGACTGTCACCGAAAACATCATGACAAGATTTGCCGTCTCGCAGACGCGGGAATAGGAGGGAATGAACGGGTTGCGCATGTCTATGCCGCCGCGTCGTTTTGGCGTTGCCGCATGGTCGGCGGACGCTCATAGTTGGCGGGTGGTTGAGGAGATTTACGCAGACCGGAGGCGTGGTAACGCGTCCGCCACAGCAGATGTGGCCTTGTGCCGAGAGCTGCGGCAATTGCCCGCTCACCTGCCATGTTGGGTTCCCGGAGCGTCGTTCCGGCGGTTCCACGAGGTAGCTTATACTCCTCGTCAACCTTGGTGAGGGTAATGCCGGCGATCAGGAGCTTAGTCTTGATCGCCGCCATTTCCTCAATTCGGTCATGAGCGCTACGGGTCTTCTTGTCCGCCTGCTGGGGCCGGTGCATAGTGGATCCTCGTTGTGATGAGGGAGGCCCTGGCCGGTCTCCCTTTTCATTGGTGATTTGGTCCGTATTTATGGAGAGAATATCAACGTTTGGGATAAAGTAAATACCGTTCGTTGATTTACACAATGGGAAGACCTGCAAAGATTTCGGGAGGCCTCGGAGAGCGGCTTCAATTGTTGCGCGAAGGCATGGAGAGAAAGGCGTTCGCTGAGAGCATCGGCGTCGTCGATGGCACGCTGGGCAACTACGAGCGCGGGGACCGATCGCCCGATTGGAATTTCCTCGAAACGCTCCGCCAAAAGAAGGGCGTAAATCTCAATTGGTTATTTACCGGCCAGGGAGAAATGTATTCGTCAGACGACAGGAGCATCGCTGCATCTTCGAACGACAATATCGTTCGGCTTCCCCGATTCGACGCGCGCGCATCTGCGGGGAGAGGGCTTATTGCCGTAGACCAAATGCCCGTGGGTGAAGTCGCGTTTGCTCGCGATTTTTTGCGGAACCTCGGCGCAAATCCCGAATATTGCTACATCCTGGAGGCACGAGGCGACTCTATGTGGCCGACTATTCCCGATGGCGCCTTATTGATTGCCGATGCATCCAAGACTGAGGTCGACGATGGCCGCATCTATCATTTCAACGTCATGGATCGCGTACTGGTGAAGCGAGCGCGTTGGTCTATGGACGGTAAGCTTCACCTGACGTCGGACAACATCGCCGCAGGTTACCCGCCGGAGGAATTCACGGCCGATCGCATCGACGAGTTAAGAGTGGGGGGCCGAATAATGTTTACCGGGCACGCACCTATGCCCCTGCGTTAG